AACCACCTTGACGAAACTGTCGGAACACAGAATCGCAGCGCCGGCGCGGTACTGAACCGGCAGGCTGTGGAGCCAGTCGTAGATCTCCGGCGCCTTCGCTTGCGGAATCGTCGTGGTGGTGCCGTTGCTGAACTGGTAGCCGGTGCTAAGACCGGTTAGCAGGCCCGACGGCTCGGTGGCCAGGGTGCCGTTCAGGTACGACTCCTCGGTGAGCCGGCTGATGCGAAGCGTGAGCTTGTCAACCAGGTACGACTCGAGGTCGAACACGGCATCGTCCATCAGCTCGCGGTTCACCTGAATGGAGGTTGCCGCCTTGTGAGCCTGCACGGTCACCTGCGAGAACGACACGTCGTTCTGCGTGATGGCGCTGCCTTCGGACACGTACGTTGCGGTGCCGAGGCCGTTCTCCACGGCAATCTTGCGGTCGTCAGGCGTGCTGCGAACGGTGCACAGCTGCCGCATGATGCCGTCCTGGTACAGCTTCTCCACGATCCGGGCTTCAACGGTCTCCGGCACCACGTATCCGCCGGTCGCGCCGCCGGTCGTGCCGCTGGAGAGCGTGCGAAGCTCAGCCTGAGGCTGGCCGGTTCGGATGTACGCGTTGAACGCGGTTCGGTACTCGTCGTCGGATCGGCTGATCCGATGCGCCGCCCGAGCCGCCGTCGCGATGCGGCCCACCGGCTCGTCGAGGCTCTTGGAGAGCCCCTTGACCCGATCCGCCGCGTCGGACTGCTTCGCGCGTGCGTCGAACGCGTCCACGTCCTCGAAAATCCGGTCGAGGCGCTCGTGCTCCTCGGCGGTCAGAGAGCGGCTCTCGCTCTCGACCTTATCCATGATCCCTTGCGCCTCGGTGATGAGGCGCGCTCGCTCTTCGTGCTTCACGCCATAGCCGTTCTCCGGCAGTTCATCCGAAACATCAACCGCTTTCGAGCGGTTTCCAAGTCCGACCCCCGCAGACCGGACGAAGTTGCATCATAAGCCGGAATCTGCACCACGCTGATCTCGTGGAGGTCCACGTCAAGCAGAGTTCGGTGCAGCTGGCCGTCACGTTTCTCCCAGCGGTCTTTCACAGTCCTGAAACCGAAGCTCATCGAACCGTCAAGCACGCCGGCCTCGAGGAGCGCCCGGACATCCCGGCCGTGAGTCGTGTCGGGCAGCTCCAGGCGGAACGCCAAACCAACCCGATCCTCGCGAACCTGCAAGGTGTCCGGGGACCGGCCCAGCGGCCATTCGTCGTTGTGCTGGTAGTAAGCCCACACGCGAGACTCCCGGAGAGATCGAGCAAACGCGCCTGGCTCGATCGTCTCGATGAAGTCCCCGCGGTGGGACGGAAGAGGCGCAGACGGGCTCCGAAACACTGCCGCGTAGCCCTGGAGCGTGCCGCCGGCGGAGTCCGCCTGCCGGATCGCTCGTCGTTCCAGTTCACTCATCATCGGCTTCCTCGTCGTCCTCGTCGGTGCCGTCGAGCACGCCGGCGGTGTTCTGCGGCCGCAGCGGTTCGTCGAGACCCTCCAGCGGGTTCAGCCCAAGCCGCTCACGGCCCTCGTTGGCGGTCATTAGGCCCACCTCGATTGCGCTTCGCAGGCTGCTCACCTGATCGGAGAACGAACCCTTGAGCAGGTCGCGAGTGTCCCAAACCACCTTCTGGCCAGGTGCGAGCAGCTTCCGGCGGATCTCCTCACCCCAGATTGAGGACCAGTGGGCCAAGCACCCGTCCCAGTAGGTTCTGGTCAACTCCACGATGCTGGCAAACGTCGCGCGACTGTGGTCGCTGAGGTACACGACCGGCACGCCAAACAGGCGGGAAACCTCCTGGATAGAGAACTCCCGCGCCTGCTGCCACATCTGGTCCTCCAGCGACATGTTGACCTTCTCGACCCTCATGCCCTCACCGAGCACGAGCGGCTTGCCGGCGTTCTCAGAACCGCCGTGGCCTTTCATGTAGCTATCCGAGATCGACTGCATGGCGGCGCCGGACAGGCTGCCGGGGTGCACAAACGCGAGTTTCGGCACGCCGGCGTTTTTGTAGAGCGTGCCGCCGGCCTTCTCCATCGCTCGCATAAGGCCCAGGGCCTCTCTGGCCTGCCGGATTGGAGACTCACCCCACAGGCCGTCTCGGCCAGGTGCGCGAAGGTGCAGCACATCCTCGTAGGCTAGATCACCGATCTCCGCGTGGCGGTAGCTCACGATTCCGCCGTTTAGGCGCATCGTCACGTCACCGGGCAGCAGCGGCACGAGCTCGAGCACCTCACCGCGGCCGGAGCGCACGATCTGCGCGAACGCGTTTCCGTACCGGATGGCCTGGCTCGTAAGGGTCCGGCGGAACTCAAGGCCGCCCATATATCGGTTCGCGTCGATGTTGAACAGGTCGGCGGCGGAGCTCTCGACGGGCTCCATGCCGTAGTCCACTCGCGACTGCACCATGACCGGCATTCTGGCCATGTCGTGCGAGATCATCCAGACCGCCCGGTACACCGGAACGAGGAACAGCGCCGTTTCCTCGGTGACACGCTCCCCGGAGCTTGCAGGCTCCTGGAGCATGAACACGTTGGCCGCGCTGGGGCTCTTGAGCGTCCACGCCCGCCTTGCAAAGTCCAGAATGCCCAACCGTGCTCCAGACTCCGGCAGCTTCACACGCCTACGCCCGACTCGTACATGCTCGGACCATCCCCGACGCTAAGGGTCCAAGCGTGCACCCCCATGATAGCGGCTATCAGTCCGTCAATCAGTCCCCGCTTCTTGTCCTTGACGGGCCGGATGTTGCCGTTGTTGTCTTCCCAGATCGTCGCATTCGCACAGCACATCCGAAGAATCGGATCCCCGCCGTGGCGGAACCGGCGTGCCACCCAGAGGTTTTGCCACTCTTGGGTGGCCGGCGCCATGTTGGTCATGCTCTGGAGGTGTCCAACGACCGGCAGACCATCGGCCTCGAGGGTCTCGATGAAGTAGGAACTGGCCCACGGATCCACCGCGATCTGTTGCACGTTGTAACGCTGTGCGAGCTCCTTGATCCGCTCTCGGATGGGCTCCCATGGGATGTTTCGGCCGGGTGTTAGGGTCATCTTCCCGCCGGCGGCCCAGCTCCTGAACGGCGCCGCGTACATGATCTCGCGTTCCTTCGCGTGCTCGGCGGGGTACCAGTAGTGCCCTTGCAGCTCCACCAGCTCGTCCTTTCGGGGGTGCACCACGACCACCGCCGACATGTCCTGGCTCTTACTCAGGTCCACGCCTAGCCACACGCGGCTGGCCTCCGGGATGTTCACAGGCTCGCGCGGCGTCTCGTCGAAGTGCTGCATGTCGAGCCACCGGCCTACGACATCGACCGGCCGAGCACAGTGAAACCGCGTGAACTCCACGCGGCCCACCGGGGTCTGACTCATGGTCTCCCACTGGCCCTCCAGCACCCTCGGCTGGAGGCTGGCACCTAACGACGGGTTGGCCTTGGCCCACACCGCCGGATCCTCGATGTCGTCTCCCTCGTCGATGCCGTAGATGAGCGGGAACCACGTGTCCAGCTGCACGTCACCGTTCAAGACCTTCTCGCACAGCTTCACACGCTGGGGGTACACCAGATCGGGGTTGTTGCCTGGCGTCGTGATGAGGAGCCCCAGCGACCGCTCCCGGCCCACAGTGGCCGTCTCGAGCTTCGCGATGAAGTCGCCGCGCCACTCGGCCACTTCGTCCCCGACCCACAGGCTGGGGTTGAGGCCGTCCAGCGACTTCTCCGCAGCGGTGAGCGCGGTCAGCTCACCGAACTCCGATCGGACCTTGTTGTGGAGCACCTGGGCACCCTCGATGCCCTTGGCCATCTCGCGGGCGGTGTTGAGCACGATCTGGGCCTGCTCTCGCTTGTTCGCGATGACGTTGACCGAGCGGCCCTTGACGCCGCGGCCGATCAGCTCCCAGAGGCACAGGCCGGCCGCCAGCGTGCTCTTGCCGTTCTTCCGAGCGACCTGGCACAGGCACATCCGAGTACGCGGCAGGCCGTCGAGCTCCCACCCGACGCAACCGGCCACGAGCCACTGCTGCCACGGAAGCAGCTTCCAGCCCTGGCCGGCGTGATCTCCCACGAGCTCGAGGCCCTCGATGAACCGGACGGCACGCTCCGCCTCGTCCCAGTTCATCCGCAAGTCAGCCCGCTTCAGGTCAACCTGCCACCGCTCCGCCGCAAGCCGGATCCACCGATTGCTCGGCAGCGCGCCGTCCAGCAGCTGCTCCACGTGCTCGGTAACGGTGGCGCGCGTTGTGGCGCGCGCGGACTGTGCGTTATTTGGCTC